CCAGAGACGGCCTGCTGCAGCGGATTCGGCGCGGCCCCGGCCTGCGGTCCCGCCAGCGCCGCCGCCGTCGCCGCTCCACCCCCACCCGGCTGTCCGCCCTGTGGCCCGAGAAGCGACGCCAGAATCGACTGCACAACGCTATTGCCGAGACCGCCCCCCCCGCCCGGCCCCGCCGCCAGCAATCCCTGAGGAATGGGCGACCGCGACCCCACAAACTGCGGCAGGCGCAGGCTCAGAATTTGAATCGCCTGCTGCAACGGCGACCCCACCACTTTGCTGCGCTGCTCCTGCGAAGTCGGCGCAAAACTGATCCCGAGCGACCCGTCATTCATCGGCATGGCGTTCCTTCAACGTCAACGGCCCTCCAGGGGCCAAGTTCACCTTCGTCGCCGTCACGGTCGGATCGAACGTCGCGCACGGCCCGCAACACGTTCCGGTAAACCGAGGCGGGCGCACCGTCACGTGTGTCACTTGCCGGTTGTGGCACGTCGGACATTCCGGGGCCGTGATGTCTGTGCCGTCCGGGGCCGTCACGCTATGGCCGCACGCAAAATCCAGGCGCATCTATTTCACCCGATGCAGTTGTTGACGTGCCAATTTGACTCTAGACTCAGCCGTGGCTTTCTCTTCGAAGACCTTGCGCCGCACTTGTTGCTGAAGCTCTTCCCACATGCCGGGAACCTGTGGATTGTCAAGCTTGTATTGTTTCCGCCACGCCTCAAGAATTGGCCGGGCTTCGCTGGGGACTTCCCAGCGTGACGCCCAGTCCGGATGGGACAAAATCGCACTGCGGGCTTGCGGCAACGTGTCAAAGCCCAAGATGTCAGCCTCGCGCAAGATCTGATTGGCCACGTTCGACAGACGCTTGGGATCTTTCGGCACAAATGGCGTCACCATCCCCAACGGCATCAGGTTCGGATCGCCGCCCGCTCCCAACAACTGCGCCAGCATCTGAATCGCCTGTTTCAGTGGCGAATCCAGCACGCTAGGGCTTTTGACATCGAACGGATCGGGCTGCATCGCCCCCAGTTCTTCTAAGGGCGCCGGCTGGCCCGCCGACATTCGCTGCGCGCCCGCCCATCCTGTCTGCGGCATCTACCAATCCACCTTTGGATCGCGCCGCGCCGTGCCCACGCGCTCCCGCCGATACATCCGGTCGTACGTCACCTGTGACCCACCCTTCGGCCGCTGCCGCCGCAGATAGTCCGCAATACAGCCGGCGAACATCCCCGCCTGCCGCTGGCTGGCCTCTTCATCGCCCCGCAACTTCTCTAGCCGAAACGCGGCAAAATGGACGGGCGCCTGGTGCCACGGCCTCAGATGCGCCTGCGCCGTAAACGGCACGTTCGTATCGCTCGTCATCGACGACGGCCAGGCCACATAGTTGACCACCGCGCTCCACGTCTCTGAGGACGTTGTCGTGCTGAACGCGGGGGGCGGCGTCAGGCCCAGGAGGAGACTGCCGCCATCGTTCCGCAGGTAGTACGCGGTGGGCACCGACGGAGACGCGGTGCGCCAGCCCGACTGGTAGCGGTCCAGATACGGAATGTCTCGCCGGGGCAGGTCGTCTCGCGAGTAGTACGTGATCACGCCGTTGCTGTCGGAGTAGCGGACTTCCACGGGTTGCTTCGACAACCACAGAAAGTCTGTAATCTGTGAGGACAGATCAATTTCGGTCACGCCCGATGAACCGGAGACCACGGCCGTGGACAACGCCAGCGTGGATTGCTTCATCAGGCACTCGGTCTGCTTGATGAATTCGCGCTCGCCCTCGTTGATTTCATGCTTCCGGCGTGCAGTGGTGAACAGCTGCGTCCGGTCGGCCGAATTCAGTTGGACATCAAGGGCGTTGCCGTACAGTTCGCTGAATTGTGCCATTAGTCGAGGGGGCCCTCCACCGCCACAATCGAAAAGGCATGAACGGGCGCATGGGTGATCGGGGTCGTGAGCGTAAGCTGTTCAGCCACCGTGATTCCCTTTCGCGGGCGATGTCGGACTTACGGTTGAATCGCAATCTGTTGCGCGGCTCCGGAGGCAAAAATCACCATCAATTGCGTCTTGCCGCTCCCGTTGTCCTGGGCAAACAATCGCCAGCCATTCGCGGCCGGCGCCGCCGGGGCTGTGCCTTCTAGGCTTTCCACATACGGCGCCGCTCCGGCCGCCGTGCCCACCAGTGCGATCGCATTCCCACTCGGCCCTACCGTGAACGTCTGCGCGTTGGTCGAGTTCCGAAGGGCGAGACTGTTGGCGCCGAGGCGATCGAGAACAACGTCTTGATTGAGTCCAAATCGGATCTTATGGGTATCGGACCACAGATCCAGTGTGTTGCCTGATATGGTCACCGATCGTGTGCCCGAAACGGCAATCCCGAGCACATTCGCGCTAGACCAGTACCACCCTGTATCCGGATCGCCCGCAAACGCCAGACTCGGCGCGGCGACGGTGCCATCAGCCAGTAACACCGGGAAGTCGAAGATCGGAATGCCGTTCTTCCAGATGGGAAAATACATGGCTTACTCCACGGCCTGCAGCGGTGGCGGCGACTCCGCTGGAGTCTCGACGTTCAGCGCCGATAGCGCTTCCATCGCGCCCTCGCACGCAAAGATCCCGCGCTCAATTTGTTGCAGCGCCTGTTCGGCCTGCTCACGCTGCATCAGGAGCACCAGCCGGCGCTCCTGATACCCCTTGATCCGCTCGTCATGCGCGCCCATCAGTTCGCCACCAGTTCAAAGATGACATGGACACCCGTAGACCCAGCGGCTCCAGTCGAGCCGAGATCCGTCACATACGGACGCACCGCCAGGAACGGTCCCTCGAACTGGATCACGGTCAGCGTGGCCGAGGTCAACGCCGTCGTGGACCCCAGCGTCACGTACCGCGCAATCGTCGATCCTTCCGTGGACCGCGCCGTCTGAATGACAAAGTTACAGGTGGACCGCGACGAACCGATGGTCTCGGCGTACCACGTGTACTGACGAGCCCACCCGTTCGTCTGGTACCCCTCGCCCACACCCGTTGACGTAAAGGTCCACTTCTTCCGACAGGCTACTGTCTCAGACATGGAATCTCCTTACGTCAGGTCGATCCAACTGATTACCGCCACACCTGACAGCGTGGCCGTCGCCGTCGAGCCGGGATTCGCCAGGAGCAGCGTCAGTCGTGAAGCGTCGGCTGTGCTCAAGCGATGTCCGCCGAGAACCACGGCTCCGGGCGTCGTGGACCACGCGGCATACCAATTCACCCAATCGCCCGGCATGACATCGGCCGTCGTCGAGGCCACCTTCAACTCGGCAATCGCGCCACTGTCAATCGCCGCCTGCGTGAACGCCAGTGTGCTTTGGAAGATTCCCTTGATCGCCTTCGCCGCCATCGCCGAGGAGTTGGCGACAGTCGTGCTCCCGAGAATGACGCCAAGCGTCGAGCCCGCGCCCGTCGATCCGATCCGCACCTGTCCGTCTCCACCTTTGGCCCGCAGGTCGATGCTCACCTTCGTGGAATCTCCCACGGGTTCGACACCGACGTAATTCCCCGAGCTGTTGCCGTAGATGCGGACCGCGTTTTCGTTGGCCGGCTTCGCGCCGGCAATGATGTTCGACTCGAAATGAGTCGCCTGTGAGCTATCGCGATATTTCATGGTCTGTCTCTCTCCAAGCGAAGGAACACCTGCCGGTCCACGTGCTTGGAACGCAGGGCGCTGACCGCCGCCCTAGACCAGCAGGCCCGATGGTCAACACAGCGACGAGTAGGCCCAGATGGCCTACCCGCTCACTGTGGCCTCTCAACTACGATCCGGCGCTTCCGTACAAATTCTGCCACGTCATGCAGCCCCAACACTGTCGGAACCGCAGTTTGTACAGCCGATTGCCCGTACGCGCGTCCGGCTCCGGCTGCTTCACGCTGATCGGGACGCGCTGGTACGACGTCAGTCCGTGCATGGACTTGTCGGCACCAAAGACGAACCACGCATCCGAGTCCGTCAATAGCGGATTGACAATGACGGTCCACGACCGCAACCCCTTGATGGGGTTCTTGTCGTTGTCCGCCACGCCCGGCAGCCCCTCGCTCTTGAGCAGACGGAACGCCATCGCCTCGAGTGCAGGTGGAACCACCAGGACGAACGACTGGATCGGCATGACCAACTGACCACTGTCCAGCTTCGTTCCCGTCTGGAGATCCACGATGGCCTGCATCAGCGACGTGGCTGACAGGTCATCATCCGAGGCATGCCGATTCGACGTCGTGCCGCCCCGCTTCAGAGGATGCGCGGTGTTGAAGATGCCGGTCCCGTCCGCGCAATTCTCCGTCCCGGCTGTGCCAGCCGTGGAGAACCCGTTGTTCAGGACATTGGCGGCGTAGGTCTCCTGTGTGTACCGAGCCGCATAGGTGAGCCACTTCGCGTTCTGCTTGAGGACATCGTACTCGTCGTCCTCGAGTGCCGTTTCCGTGACTTCGTACATCCGGCCGAACTCCACGTGCGTGAAGTCCTTCGTGTACCCCTGCTGGAACTGGTCGGTGCTATACGGCGCACCTTCCGGCTTCTCGGGGATGGAGGTGAATCCAACGCCTGTCACCAGCCGCTCGAACTTCTTCTGGCTGGTTTTGACATTGAAGTACCGCGTGTAGATGACCGGGAGTTTCTTGAGCTGTTCTCCCAGCAACATCAGGACAGTCTTGTCAACGTTGTCATACAGAGCTGCGAATGTGCCTCGTGTTTGTGGCATGGTCTCAGCTCCTTAACGGTTAGGGAACGCTTCGTTACACGTGGAGGCCACGTAGAACGTGCAGAACCCATTGGTGTCGCCCTGGGTAGACCCTTCGGCAAACCCCGTCACGACCGCCATCGTGGCGGTGCTGACGATGCCAAGGTCGATGTAGGCAATCCCCAGAGTGGAATCTCGGCGGATCGCGTAGATCCCGCCGAGTTGCGTGCTGTTGAGCGTGCCCTTGCACACCCCGATAAACTCCGTTTCCGGATCAGCCGGCCAGTACGACACATTGGCGCTGGCTGCACCAATGGTGGCCGTGGCCCCGTAACAGTCCTGGGCTGCGAACCCGAGACAGCCGGTGATGTTGGCCGTCACGCCGGTATCGTGCAGGACGGCCCGATGCGCGTTCGTGGTGGTGCCGCGTTTTATACAGTCACCAAGATAGAACAGCGCTGTCGAAACCGTAGAGCCCTGCGGGACACTCAGCGTGCGAGGTGATCCGTGCGCGGAGATGTATGGGCGGACATAGGACCCGCTCGAAAACGATCCATCTGCCATGTTGAACCACACTCCTGCTGCGCGCGCACATGCGCAGCGGTAAAACCGATTCGGGTGTGGTCGGAAACGCTACAGAGGCCGAACCCTTCCGACGCCTTACGGGTTCGTCTCGAAACAGTCCGTTTTACGGCCTGGACTGAAGGCGGGACAGCCTGACGATACGCCCGGCTGTGGGCGACTCGCTGCCGCGCTACACGCGCCAGACCCGAGCGAGCGGGAGGGTCCGGCGCGGGACGACTATTTCCCTGATACTATTCTACAACCGTTGTCAAATCTAATCCGCCGGCCCACGCCAGACCTTGGTGTCGCCGCTCATCTGCTCCACATACTCGCCCGCCTGTGATCCAAACTGCGCCGCGGTCGCTTCGGCGGCTGCACTCGCCCGTGCCTTCGCGCTCCCCAGCCGCTTGGTATTCGCCGCCGCTTTGGCCGCCTCAATGGCGGCATAGTCCACAAGGGAAATCTGGAACAGCATTTCCTGCCCACGCGGCCCGCGAGTAATGTACCCCTCGGGCGTGCGGTCATAGCCAGACACCGCATCCAGGCTCTCCACGTCATTCACATGCACCTTGATCCAGCCCCGCTGCTGCTCGGCCACGAAGAACCGATCTTCGCTGATGCCGCGGTTGAACCAGCGGACCCGCATGGACTTATCCTTCAACGGGATCGCCTGAGAGGGGGCAGAGAACAGATGGCCACCCTTGAGCCGGCGCTGCACGATCTCAATCTGCTTCTTGCGCCGCGTGGGGCTGGAAACATCAAAGCCAGGGCTGTCCTGGGCCGCGAGCGGGCCAGCCTCGAGCGGCACATCCGGCACTTTACGCGGTCGGCCGCGCTTCTTCTTCGGGGTCACGTTCGTCTCGTCACTCATTGATTCCCTTCCGTGTCATCCGCCAGCACCGTCCACGGGGCGCCTGCATTGCCGTACCGCTTCTCCACCTGTTCCGCTGTCAACCCCAATTCCTTCGCCGCCTTCGCCGCTGACCCGATCAGCCGAGGGGCCCCGACCACCCGCTGGCTCACTGGTTCCGTCACGACCACCGGCGAGGGCCGCGCCGGAGGTTGCACCGCCGCCGCCACCGCCTGCTGCACCGCTGCTGGCGCCTGCGTTCCGAACAGCAACGGCCATCCCAACGCGGCTGCGGCCGCCACTGCCGCCACTTCCTGATTCGCCGTCAACTCCGGTGTCAGATGGCTCCAGAGCTGATTGAACAACGTGGCGTCGACGGGAGTGCCCTGCTTCTGAAGATGCGCCGCCAGGGCGGCTCGGTTCGCATGGCTCTTGCTCTGCGCCGTCTCGCGCCGGAGCGGCTGCACCATCTCGGCCGCCTGCTCGCGGGCCAGTTCTTCCTGCTCCGTCAGGTGCTCCAAGCCTCGGTCCACGTCCAGCGTGCCGTCAGGCCGATACAAGTCGAACCGCTTGGCGATACGCTCGGCTCGTCCCAGCCGGGCCTGCTTCTGTCGCTCAGCCACCTGCGGGTCGGGCTGCGGCTGTCCCGGCTGGCGCTGCGCCATCTGCTGGGCGTAGGTCTGCCATTGCTGGATGGCCGTCTCGAGCTCGGCAGTCCGAGCGGCCTTTACTTCCAGCTCGGCCACCTTCGCGCTGATGGTTTCCCGCTCGGCTTTGAGTGTCCGCGCTTTCTCCCGCTGTATCTGCGCATATTTCAGCGGGACCATATGCTTATTGGTCAGCCGATCCAGAACCGCTTCGGCCTCCAGATCGTCCTCGTCCGGTTCCTGCTTGGAAGGCTCCGGCTCAGGAGGAGCCGCCGCGATGGGCACCTGCTGGACGGGTTCCAACTCCGGGGATGGCTCGGGTGTCGGCTCGGAAGCCGGCACCTCCACGGTCTGATCTTCTAGCACGGTATAGAGTCCGTCCTCATCGTCGCTCACTCGTCCTCCAAACACATCGTCTGCGTAGAGTGTGCCGCTTTGTACGTGCGTAACCTCCGCTCGCACGCCTCACACGCATTGTGCGGTGCCATGTACACAGTTGCCGTGGAGAGTGCCGCGATAGGGAGCATGTCCACGTTGCAATAGGGACACTTCAGCAGCGCCGGATCAAACGTGGCGCCGTCCTCATCGTCGCTCACTCGTCCTCCACAATGCCCAAAATCTCATCCTGGGTCAGCACCAGATACGTCACGCCGTCATACGTCGCCTCGCTGCCCTGATTCGGCGCGAAACACACGCGCTCCCCAACTTTCAGATCCGACCGCATCGCCCCGCCGCAGTCCTCGCAGCGCGGGCCGGGGCCGATCACGGCGACCGTGCCACTTATGACCACTGGATCGTCGGTACTCACAACAATCAGGCCCGATTCGGTCATGTCCTCGGGGACATCGAGCAGGACGAGCACACGGTCACCGATGGGGGTGAGAGTCATGAAAGGTCCGTTTCGCGCTCGTACTCGTCCACGTAGCCATCCTCGTCGGGCATGAACATCTGGTCGATCTGCCAGTCGGCCATGTCGCCTCCCTTAATGGCCGCCGCAGCTACTATGATAGTTATAGTCATAGACACAAAGAAAGCGCCCATCAAGGCCAGAAATAGCTTGAACCAGAACGGACCTCCTGTTTCCACCCACATGGCAGCAACCAACATAACGCCGCCAAAGTAAAAACATGCGAAGCCGGCTGTCAACAAGCGCACACACAGTTTCACGGTACCCTCCGCTGGGCCTTGAACCGATCCGGCTCGCCCTCGGGCTTCGACAACCCCCGCAACCGCTCGGACGGCTGGCCTAGCACCAGCCCGACAGCGCCACTCGCCGCAACTACCTGCCGTACCGCTTCGGCAGCGTCCATCCGGTTCATGGCCTGAATCACACGGCGCTTGAACGCTACGGCACCCGTCCACTCCTGTTCAGCCAGCACTTGGAGCCGCTGCCAGCCCGCCGAGCCGACCAGCGCCTCCCAGTCTTCCCGCTCCTGCCGCTGTTCGTCGGTCACGTACTACGCTCCCTTCCGATGCAACACCCCGCCTATCGTCAGCACCGCCTTGCGGTCGGACACCGTAAACGCCTCATGCCCCGGCCGCTGCATAGCAACCGCCCCCTGTCGGATCAGGCGCGTCGCCTCGCTCTGACTCTTAGCCAAGCCCGTCTGCACCAGCAGGTCCGTAACGCGGAGGAAGTCCGCCACCTACACCCCCACGCCCATCTGCGCCAGCACGTCTTGCGCGATCTGCGCCCCCTGCGGGTTTCCGTTCCCCTGCGCCGGCCCCGCCATCGGCGGCATCTGCCCCGGCTGCGGTCCCGGCTGACCGGGCGGCATCCCCGGCACCTGGCCAGGCATCCCCTGCGGCTGCATCGCCTGTTGCATCGCGCTTCCCAGGATCGCCTGCCGATCGGGGAACCGATAGACCCTGAGCGCCTGCTCCAAGAGCGCCTGTGCCGCCTGCGGCGTATTCAACATCTGCTGAATCATCGGATTGACCTGGCTGATCTGCGCCAGCCCCTGCAAGAATTGGTTGAAGTCAGTCCGCATCGTGTTCAGGTCAGCACTCTCCACGCTCCCCCGCGGCTTGCCTCGGAAGTTCCCGCGAATCAGATCCGCCGTGAACGTGCCATCAAACGTCACGTCGCTGTCGTTGAGCCGCCGTTCCAGCCCCACGAGCACATCCTTCGGCGCACCCTCTCCGGCCTCGCCCTCTTCCTCCAAGAGCCGGATATACATGGCCTGCCGCACTTGAAACAAATCCTCAAGGGCTTCCCGCAGGTTCATCAGGATTTCTTCGACGCGAATCTCAGAGTACCCCGCCACCATCCGCACTTCGCCCAGCGTCCGATCCTGCTGCGGATTGACCCCCATCGAGGCATCGTTCAACCCGAGCACCCGTTCGGCGGATTCCGCCGACTCCCCGAGCAGGTAGTGCATGGACTGCGGCACGTCGGGAAACGTCATCGCCTCCACTTCGTTCATCGCGGCAACATTGATCACCGCTCGCGGCCCGAACGGTTCTTCGTCGGGATGCCACAGCGCCCCCTCAAGTCGCTTGATCGGGGCGCCGGCCGCCATCTCCGCCCGATCGGCAAACATGTTGCGCCTGGCGGTGTGCTCCTCAATGATCGTCCCGAGTTTGTCGAGAATGACGCTGTACCCGTCCAACTCCGTCTCGGCACGTGTCAGCGGCACGAGCAAGATGAACCGCTGTTGGTCGAGATCGTCGCGCTTCAGCCGCAGCAACTGCCGATGCTCCGTGCTGATCGTGGCGATGTACCACTCCTCGAAGCCGTCATCGTCCAGATCCCGCAGGAAAGTGACATCCCAGAGCAGTTTTTCCGTGGTTTCGGGTGTCTGCTGTGGAGCAATCTGAGTCTGCCGCCCGCCGATGGCGTTCGACCCATCCATGTCACTGACCGACCCGAGCCCCTCGACGGCCTGCTGGTCATACACGTCCTGCTCGACGCGCTCTTGCAGCTCAGGAATACGCCGCGTGAACCGCTTAGCCCATCCCCACATGTCCTCGCGCTGCGTGGCATGACCCGGCAGGGGCAAGAAGTCCCGATTGCTCAGCACGCGGATCTGCGGACCCGTCCGCACGCGGTCCCACGATTCCACGACCACCTCGGCCATCGCTACATCGGGACCATCCTCGTCACCCACTTCGACGAATTGGCCCACGTCGTCTGTCATCAGCACCGGCTGCTGCCGTTCGTCATACTGAATCAGCGGCTCACCCGTCACCGGATCGGCTTCGGTCTGGACCTTGACCCGTATCGTCTTGCGGACCTTCCGGAGCTGTGACCCCTCGTACACCTCCAGCGCCGACCGGCCTTCGATGAGCGCCATCCGCACGCCCCGCGCAAAGTGAACTTGCAGCCGTTCCTGCTCAGCCTTCCATTGGTGAAACTCTTCTACAATCGGCGCCCGGCTGGCTGACGCGCCCACGCCCTCCACTACCCAAATCGGCTCGGCGAAGATGGTCTTGACCGCCCGACTGGTCAAGGCGTCCACGTACTGCGTGCCGAGGTAGCTGGTCAAGTCTGCCCCATCGACATACGGCTCTAGCCGAACTGGCCGGGTGCGGCCCTGCTCGTAAATCGTATAGGCATAGTCCAAGTCTTTGTCGCGGTCGCCTCGGACTTCCTGAGCGCCTTGAATTTCGTCACAGAGAAAGTTCAGGAGATCGGCTTTCTCGTCATCCGTGAGTTTCACGTCGAACGGCGTGGGGCCGGTCGGTTGCTTTGCCATTTAGTCAGACTCGACTTTCTCTTCCTGAAGAATCGCTACGTCGCGCATCCAGTGCATAAGATCAACTAGAATTTCTTCGAGCCAAGATTGATACTGATCGTGACTCAGAAACGTGCCGCAGTGACGGCAAACAAATGAACCGTCATCCCTCACCTCGGCCATATCATTGGCTGGCCAGCAACACGAAGCTGGACAACGAATGCTTTTCACCGCTTCCCCTTCTTCGGCTTGCTGGGCTTCTTGCGCCCGTCACTCAGCGCCGGAAACGTCCCGCTGGTCTGTGTCATCAATGCACCAGCTGCTTCAGGCTCATCGCTTCCTCGCGTGTCCGCTGGCGACCGCGCCCATATACCGCTGTTGCTTGGCGGTCAGAGGTTTCCCATGCACCGCCCCATCATGCAGAATCTCGCGGGCCTTCGCTGCACTCGGCTTGCCGTGCGCCTGTCCCTTGCTTTTAGCCATCACTCTCTCGTCCTTTCGATTCACCGCCACACCGCCTGTCTCCCTCGCGCTCGCCCCGTACGCCTCCGCCCCACGTCAAACTCGTCATGGTCCATCTGCGCCTGCCGTAGGATCTGCCTCTGTAACGCGCTCACCGCGCGAAGGTCATGCAGTTTCGACTGCCGAGACGGCCCGTAGTTATGCCAGGTGTACTCGGCGCAGTTCATCAAGTGATCGTAGTAGCCATCCTTGCGCGGCACCCGCAGGTTCCCCGCCATTCGCAACACGCGGTCGTCCCACACGTAGCCGCCTTCGAGCGCCTCGACTACGGTCTTACACCTCGGATGCACGACCACCGCCGGGATGCCCGGCTCGACCTGGCGCAGGCACGCCGAAGCCACGTGCTGGATGATGCCGTACCTCACCTTTAGGTCGTTGCTATTGTCCTGGTAGGTCGGATGCCGCCCATGCGCGGACAGGATGTCGGTCGCTGACCCCTTCAGCCCCTGGTTACTCCGCGACGACCCCGCCGGGTCACAGCACACCGACAGCGCCATCGGCTGCTCGCAGAATTCCCCGAGCACCATCAGCGCGAGCGGCGCGAAGTCTTCGAGGAACTGGTTGTCCCCCATGCACTCCCCGAGCACGCGCCATTGCCCGGTGCGAGGGATAAACTGACTCCAGAGCACGGCCGGCCGACGGTGCCCAAAATCCCACGCCTCAAGGAGCGGAGCGGTCGGGTCGTACTCCACCTCGCGCACGTGCGTGGCCCGCGAGAACACGCTCGGCCCATAGACGGGATCGCCCTCGACGTTCAGCCCACGATGCCCCTCTAGGAAACGCCGCCGTAGAGGATGGCCCTCCGGATAATTCTCCTCCAACGCTCTGATACTGTGCGCCGGCAAGTTGTCCGCGTTGTCATAGATCGACGTGTGCAGGTACAGATGGTCGGACTTGCTGTTGTCCTCGGGAAACTCGGTGCAGAGCCAATGACCATAGGCCGGCGGATTTGGGGCCACCATGAGCTGGTGATAGTAGCCCTGCTGCGAGAGCCGCCCTTTGAGCGCCGCAAACACATCCGCGTGAGAGTTGGGAATTTCCTCGGCCTGATCTACGAAAATATGCGACAACGTCAGGCCCGAGAACTTCGCATACCGACTCGCTAGCTCGGACGCTTTCAGCCCGCGCGCCCAGGTCTTGCTGCCGTTCGGCCACTCAAAACAGCTCTCCCCTCCATTCCAGTGCAGCAGTCGCGCCACGCCGATGCGCTCAGCCCATTCCATAAACAGCGGCTTGAGCTGCATACTCACGCCGTCGTCCGTCCACCGGGAGATCATCGTATGCACGCCCGGCTCTTCGATGCACCGATACTGCACTTTCACGACGGCCGGCGTGGATTTCCCAGACCGAATCGCGCCTTCGAGGTCCACGTAGCGCGTGCGACTCTGAATCGCCAGCGACTGCGGGATGTTCCAGCGGATCTCGATTTCAGGACGTGCGGTCATGTGAAGGCGCTGAGGTGGCAAACAAGTTCTTGATCAGCGGCAGCAAGCTCTCGCCGGCTTCGTGTTCATGCTTTTCGACTGGCTTCCCGTAGATCCGCTGGAGCCAGTAGATTTCGATTGCCGTGGCGGTCCCGCCGACAATGCGCGCCTCAGCCGCTTCGCGGTAGGCGGCAGATTCAAACACGCTCCGCGCCCACAGACCCATTTCGGTGGTCGCCTTGCTCTTGCTGCCCTTCGGCCGCCCCCTGTTAAATGGCTTATGACCTTTCTGGAAAGGCATACTTTTTTCGCACTTACTTGCTACGCTGCGGGGTAGCTAGTGCCAGCGCCTCCCGCATGAGAGTCTCGGTTTCCTCGCGGGTTGCACCGGCCGCCACACAGCCAGGGACGCTGGGCGCATACGCCGAGTAGCCCGTCTCGGTCGGCTCGATCACAATCCCACGCAGCCCGCGCACAGACGCCGGCTCATCATCCCCGCTGACGAGCAGCTGCAGCGTGGACTCGCGAGGCGTGATGCCGCCGCGAAACTCCGCCCCGATGATGCGGGCGGTGTCCGGCAGCCCGATCAGCTCGCAGAGCATGGACTCGCTGACGGACACCACGCGCATAGTAGCCCTAGTATACGGTGCGACCCGCGAGGATGACCACTAGATATTGTGGTGGGGAAACTGGCGCGGCTCGTGTGACCGCCCGGAGGCCCGCAGGCCCCCAGGTCGTCACACGGACTCGGAGAGCGTGACCCAGGTGCCGGCCGGTAGGGCGCCGTTCCACGGCTCGAACTCGCCCTCGGCCTCGGCCTCGTCGTACGGCAGGGCGTCGTACCTGTCCCCTGTGCCTGGCATCAGCGACCGATCGCGAGTGCGGCAGAGGTAGCGATCATGCTCGGGATCGCTAGCGTACGCGAGCTCGACGATCTGTCCCTGATCCTGCGGCATGACGTGCCAGGTCAGGTTCTCCGCTGCGATGCTGTCTTTCATGCTGTCCTCCTGCTGCTGGCGCGGCTCGTGCTCGGCATCGGTCGGCACTCAGGGCACGTGACGCGCTCCCCGAGCTGCGCGAGAGTGTACGCATACGTGCCCTGCTCGCGCGCGATGGTGCGTCCGCATCGGGCGCGGTAGGTGTACGGCCGCCTGGCGGTACTGACGA